GGATGTTGTCATGGCTTCAAAATTGTTTTTTTTCTTCTTCTCGTCGTCCATTTTCCTTTGGGTGATCGGGAAGGTTATCGGAACAGTCGTCAAGTTTTTGAGGGAGGCTTGACGCTGCTTTTTGTCCCTCGTTTCTTTTAAGGAGATCCACATGGATCAGTTAGCTTTGGATGGTTTGATTGCTGGTGTTGATTTTGCTTTGGTAACTGGCACGATGTTTGCCATTGGTGGCAGCGTGTTGTTGATCCATGGCGCATGGAAGGCATACAAGTTCGTACGCGCAGCAGTAAAGGGCGGTTAATCGTTCGATGTGGACAGGGGGCTAAGCGCCCCCTTCCCTTTTCTTCCGGTGGTGTTATGAATCCTGCACAACTTTTTTCACCAAATCTTTTCGATTACACAGCGATTGCGATTTTTTCCATCGCGTCTTCATTGCTCCTTATCGAAGGATCTTGGAAAGCCTACAAATTCATTAAATCCGCCGTTGGTGGCGTGCCTATGACCAACGATGTCGGAGATTCTTGGCTTATCGGCACTAGTGAAGAACCTGGAATTTCTGAGACTGAAAGATTGTCTCGCTTCGAGTCCGAGATGCTGGCCCAGTGGGAGGAGCATGGATCGGACGATGGCTTAACCGATGAAGACTATGCATATATGCGAGCGAGCCAAGCCCAAGAAGAACACCACGAGCGCACTGGTGTTTGGCTTCCTATCGACAATTTCACGGACAACGATTGATGGCTTTTCCTTCTGAACTCTGGTTAATCGTTTGCGCACTCTGGGGCATGGAATGCGCTTTCATGTTCGTTAAAGGCTTTGAGGGCGTATGAAAAAACAGCTCGTGCTTCTAGCTTTTCTTCTGTCAGCTTCAATTTATTTTGCCGTTCCAGCACGTCCTATCGCGATTGTTGTTCCAATCGGTCAGGCTGTCGCGTCCACTGCAGCAGGCTCGACAGCCATAAACGCTGCGGTTAACCTAATCGGTATTGCTGTCGCGTCTTTCATTTTTTACACTAATACCACATCAGACACTACTTTCAGGATTCCGGCTCAGACCGTTCCTACTGGAATTCCGGGAACCTCTATAACTGAATATTCCACTGAGCCGCTCGACGTACTAGAGGGAGAAATTTGCGACCGCTTCACTATAAGGACTTACGCTCCTTCTCCTACCGGTGGTCAGTGCGCTCCGGTATATGGTGCCTTGAGTCAGCAAACCTGTTCCAGTCCTCCACCAGCGACCTCCTACAGTACGGGTTCAGCTTGCTCAGTGCCCGGAGGTGCCACGGTCACTGTTCCATCAAAACTCGATTACGTGATTAGACCAAGAACTGGTACTTCAGCTAGGGTTACAGAAGATTTTTCCATTTTTTACAAGCAACCGTCCGGTTCGGCAACTCTTGATAAAAACGCTGAAATCCAAATCACCGAGCAGGGCTTCGCGCCTCCAACCGACGTTGACTATTCCCCTTCTGCCGGCGGCGCTTCCTCTACCCCGGCGTTTACCGACGATGGCAGCGTATACGTTCAATACGCTGATAGTTCGGACCGGCTGACCGTTGCGAAATTCGACCCCACTCCTGACGGAATAAACATCACAGAGTATTCCCAGCTCGATGGAGGCCAAGTGCGCCAAACGAACATCAATACCTCTCCGCAAGGTGTTATTGAAACAGTCACCCAGAATTATTATTCAGGCGAAGTCCAGAACATTCCACAAACCTCTAACGGCATAGTTCCTAATTTCACCGTGGTTAATAATGCATCACAAAACCCAAGTCCAGACGGTCAAACCTCGCCACCACCGGGCGGTACTGTTCAGTTTCCGTCTGACTACGCTAGGCTTGGTGAAGCATCCGCAGCGGCCCAACTCGTCGTTGAAGCCATCACCCAAGGCGAGTTGCTCACACCAGAAGTGGAAGACACCGAAATGCCATGGTTTGGTTCCACTTTCGATGGCGTGCTGCCCACAATCAACACTTCCGGTTCTACTTGTCCAGTATGGCAATTCGATGCTTTAGGGGAGTCGTTCTACATCGATCACCATTGCCAACTGATGGTTGATTTCAACCCATTGTTTTATGCCATGTTCACCGCATTTTGGGTGCTTTTGGCTTTCCGCACAGTTTTGGAGGCTTAATCCATGCCTGCCCTATTTTCAGGTGTGCTTTCGTTCCTTGCTTCATCGATCTTTGGCAAGGCTCTCATGGTCGGGCTTGTTTTTGCGCTTATGGCCATCGTTGTTCCAATGGCCATTGCGTTGGTGCAGCCCTTTCTTGACCTGTCGGCGTTTAATGCTGCACTTGCTGGAATGCCGCAAGGTTTCTTCTTTTTCGCCGCACTGGCTCGGCTTGATTTTGGCCTTCAAATTGTGGGCTCGGCGTTGATCGCGCGCTTTCTCATTCGCCGTCTGCCGGTTATCGGATAACCTGGGGGAAAAATGGACATTGACGAAATGTTTTCTTGGTTTTTCGTTGTGGCCCTTGTTGGCCTGATGCTGTCCTGATATGGCGATCAAAGTGTATGTGGGCCTTATGGGTTCCGGTAAATCCTACGAGGTTGTTTCAAACGTCATTCTTCCTGCTCTTGGCCGTGGTCGCCGGGTGATATCGAATATTGCCGGACTCCAAATCGACGTTATCAAAGCCTATTTGATCAAGGAAAAAAAGGTTCCAGAGGATCAAATCGGCGAATTGATTTCCGTGAATCATGATGCGGTACTTGACCCCCAATTTTGGTTAACCGACAAAGACGATATAAGCACCCGAGACGCGTCTTTTATGCGTCCGGGTGATCTGGTGTGCCTCGATGAAATTTGGCGCTTTTGGGAAGGGTTTAAACGGCCTCATGATCGCGTTTTGAATTTTGTGAGGATGCATCGACACATGCTCGACGAAAACGGCGTTTCGAGTGATTTGGCATTGGTCACTCAAGACATTATGGACGTTGGTCCACCTGTTCGTCGTGTCGTGGAAGAAACCTTCCGAATGACCAAACTCACCATGATCGGTGCTGCAAAAAAATACCGCATCGACGTTTATTCAGGTGCACAGGGTAGAGACGATAAACCCCTCAGGCAATTTTTCAGGGCCTACGATGCGAAATTCTTCCCGATGTATTCAAGCCATTCCTTGAAAAAGGAAGGCCAAGAAGCCAAAGAGGAAAACATCGATCAGCGCGGCAATATTCTGAACCATCCCGGCATTAAATACGGTGTTCCGGTCGGTGTTGTTGCTTTCATTCTCCTTTTGTGGCTTGGAATTTCATCGTTTTCAAAAATGGCAGGCGGAGAACCTTTAGAAGTTGAACAGCCAGAACAAGCCACCCAAAACCAAACGGCCAAGCCAGTACCCAACGCTAAACCCTCAACACCGCAATTCGACCAACAAGGCAAAATTCGCGCGTTCGTTTCTGGCTCGTCTGGAATGGTCATCGTTACCAATGAATCTATTTTGTTGAACCCACCAGCAGCAAAAATTACGCCGCTCACGGTTGAGGTTTTCTCACCTGATGGAAGGCTTTACACAACTGAGGTTAGGAAAAATGATCCAAAAAATAACAGCACTTTTATCGATGGTACTTCTGCCATTACTGGCTCAAAGTGAGCCCGTTTCACTTCGGTTTGATCGCCTTCCAATTGTCGAAGCTGCCCGTCTTATTTACGGCCAAATCGACAAGGAAAGTTACATACTGTCACCTGATTTCGATGCGTCTCAATCAGTTGTAACACTGGATCTGGTCACTGAATCACCCATTCAGGCCAAGGCATTATTTGAGGGGTATCTCAAAGACGTCGGCTTCGTTGTTCAGCGTGAAAACGGCATTGTTTTTCTAAGGCAAGCAGCCAAGCCAGAACAGCCAAAATTTTTCCGCACTTATTTTCCAAAGTATCAACCAGCCGATTCACTCAGGCGTTTGATCGATAGCGCACTGGGCCGACAAAATCAAGGTGGCAACCCCATTGAATCGAACACTGAGGCAACCGCTACATCTGTTCTCGGCCAGTCCCAATCCGTGTCGGATGTCTTAATTTTCACAGGTAGTCAAAACGATGTGAGCGCATTTGATCAATTGGTTACTGTGCTTGACGTACCGATTCAACAAATCCATATCAGCGCAGCAGTTATTGAGGTCAGCAAGTCACATTCAAATCAATCCGCACTCCAAGTATTGGCGCAGTTTTTTAACTCAAATTTCGAGCTGGACGTGGTGCCCTCTGGCCTCCCTTTCTCGCTTTCGCTTGGTGCTGGTGGCCTTTCTGCGGCAATTTCAATGCTGGATACTGACAGCCGTTTTTCCCTGATTTCAAGCCCGTCCGTTGTTGTTCAATCTGGAGAGGTTGCAAAAGTGGAAATAGGTTCTGAGGTCCCTGTTTTGGCCTCCACTACCTTGACTGATGGAGGCAACCAAACCCAGTCGATTGAATATCGATCAGCCGGTGTCATATTCGAGGTAGAGCCAACCATCCGGCGAAGTGGTGTGTATGTGAAAATTTCACAAACACTTTCGGATTTTGTGCGCACTGATACAGGTGTGAATAATTCGCCCACTTTGCTTAAGCGATCAGTTCAATCTAAGGTTCAGGCCACGGAAGGGGAGCTATTGGTTTTTGCTGGTTTGAATGAATCTACAGCGACTAAAACGAACTCCAGGTTCACCCTTTTCCCGGTGCCCGTTAGTGAATCGGATTCTAAGAATCTTCGCGAAATCGTGGTGCTTTTGGAAGTGAAAAAGATTTAAACTATTTTTATTTCTTCATTCATCATGTATCAGACTGTAATCGACTTTTTTGATTTGGCCAGCTTGGATAAGTTACCTAATCCACCGAAAAATATTTATTTCAATGCTTCAAGAACCAATGTTCTAGAAGGTTACGAGCCGCTGGAAGGCTGGATTTTGCAGAAGCTGGATGCTGAAAGAAGTGTAGTTTTGTCTGTGTTAGCTACCCCAGCTAGGCAGATGAAACCACACGTTTTTTTGTCTCTCGACGCTGTGTATCACGAGTTCGAAAAGCGCAACCTACCTTTCGGTTTTGTTGTCACAAAATAGAATTACTTCCAATTGTCTTTCGTACGAACTTCTTCTACCGGCCATGTCAAGCCATCAAAGCGGGGCATGGGGCGCAGCGCCCATAGAGACCGGAAAGCCGCGCCTACCTCTGTATTTCGCGTCCAATTTGTCCATGGAACACGGTCAGGTTTCGCGCCCTGCAAAACCCGGTTTCTACCTTCTTTTGCAAAATCCCTTGACGGTGTATCAATTTCGTGAATACTATATTCACGAATTCGGGTATACAT